GGTCGGCACGGTCGGTTCGGCGGGCATCGCTCCCAGCGTCGGAGCGGTCCCGGTAAATTCCGGGGCGTCGGCCAGCGTGCCGTATTGAAACGTCGGCAACCTGGACAGGGTGGGGGGGTATTTGGTAAAGCGGTCCTCGACTTGCGAAACATCCTGTAGCTCCTGCATCTCGGGCAGGTTCAGTTCGCCGATCCCCTGAATCGTCGGCGGGCGGGGAACGCGCGTCAAGTCGGGAAGTGGGCGGGACACATCGAAAGTCACTCCTTCCATGGCCGGCGTTTCCAAATCAGAAAGCCGGTCGTCCGCCGCCTGCACCAGGGCTTTCGCCTCAGCGCGGTAGGACGTTGACATGGATCGTAGCGTACTGAGCAAGCTGGCGACAGCGGATTCGGCGCTCATTTTGGTTTCCTCGACAGCGGTAAGACGGGCAGTTCCAGCCCGCCGACATCCAGCCGACCGCCGTTGCGATTCTTCAGGGTCAGGCTGAGGCTGTGGAAGACGAGGCCACGCCCGACCTTCACCCGATGGGTGCCGATTCCCGGTGCGTTATCGGTGGGTGTCTGGTAGTCCCATGACGTAGTTTCATCCTGCACCACGGTCAGCGTTACCCCGTCGTTCTCGCGCAGGTTCAGATAGACATGTCCATCGAGGCGTTTGGCTTGCAGGGTGCCGAACTGCTGCGGAGCAAAGCGGATGGTGGCGGGAATCGTTTCGGCCCCGTCCATGTCTCCATCCAGCCGAACCAGTGCTCCAGAACGCAACCCGTACAGCCGACCGTGCGCTGTTACCAGCTTGTCGAACGCGCCGAGTAGCAACTGCGTTACCGCGCCGGTACTCAGGTTGACGGCATAGGTGGTTTCGGTGGCAACTCCACTACCCGCTACCGTTACGGTCAAGGTCCGAACCGGCCACGCGAGCGCCGCGGTTCCTACCCCGCCGGTCAATCCATTCGCGGTTAGCGTTCGGATCGGCCAATTCGCCGCGACGGTGCCGACACCACCAGATAAGCCATCAGCAGCCAACGTCCGTACTGGAAAGGCCAGCGTGGCAGTACCGATTATCTCCAGCGTGCCACCGACCGTCAAAGTGCGAACCGGCCAAGTCAACTCTGCCGAACCACCACTATACGCGGTTAACGAGCGGGAAGGCCACGTTAATTCTGCCGCCCCGACTCCACCAGTAACCGCAGTGGCAGACAACGAACGGGTAGACCAAGTTAATTCTGCCGTACCGATAGACTCGGTTGTTCCTGCTGCGGCCAACACGCGGACGGGCCACCTTAACGTGGCCGAGCCGCCCCCATAAGCGGCCAACGAGCGGGCGGGCCACGTCAGTGCTGCGGTGGCGCTGACGGATTCCCCATCGGCTGAAAGCGTCCTATTAGGCCAATTTAAACTAGCGGTGCTAGTAATGTACGTCGGTGCAACCGTACTCCTTATATCGACAGTCCAGGCCGGCCAATCGGCGACCAGGTAACGACTTTTAAGCGAGTACCCGAACGCATAGGCCGGTCCCAGTCCTGCGCTACCCCAAGAGGGGTTTCCTTCTGCTCCAACTGCCCAGACTGGCCCTAACGAAATAGCTGCTTCGGTACTATCGACAGCCCCTTCATAGCCATAGGCATAGACTGGGCCTAACGCCACTACCCCCGCGCTATAGTCGGGAATCAACGAGTCTTCCGTACCTTCGGCGGTCAATGGCCCTAAACCAACCGCGCCCCAGCTTGCATCGCCCTCAACCCCACTAACCCAAATCGGCCCGATTCCAATCGACGCCGAGTTAACTTCCAGTTCTTCGCCTGATGCTGCGAACGGCCCTAACCCAATTTCCGCATAGTTAATATCGCCTTCAACGCCGATAGCCCCGAACGGTAGTAAGATTTCTGCTTCGTTGACTTCATCAGCTACCGTAATGGTAGCGTCGATGATCGTATCTAGGTAATAGAATAACGAACAATCACCGAATACGACCCCAGACGAATGGACTATACTGGTATAAACTAAAACATCGTCTACATAATAACGAACGGTTGTTCCGGCTCGCGCTATCTTAAATACAGCATCGGAAGCAAACCAAGAAAACGCAGTTTTAAACGAACCACTTTCTACGATTTTATACTGCTTATTAGAAATATAGAAACCGTGCTGTATTTCTAAATAATTCTGATTGTTGTCGGTTGAATTAAACCCGCATACGATACCGACCGATTGCCCGACTGAAAACGTTAAGTTACCGTCGCCGAGGAGTCCAGCTATGGTTCTTGCGCCAGAATTCCACTCAGGCGAATACGAGTAGCTAACGGCGGTCATGGCAGTCCTTATAAATCATCAATAATAACCGTCCCAGTAGGCGGAAGACTCATACTAGAATATTGGCCATTTACTAAATTACTTAGCAAAATATAGTCCCCATCCGGTCCACTTGGCGGAGTGTTACCCCCACCGCCGCCGCCAGGAAAAGGAGCAGTATCCCATCCTAATTGCGTCGGCTCGCCGAATAGAGGGAAAGGAACAGCAATTATCGGGTCGTCACCTGTACCTACCGGACGAGGAATTATTTTTACCGGGCGTACTGGCTGATTAGGATTCTCAGGATCGTCGTTTACTAGTTTGGTCCTGCCCGTTGTTTTATAAAGTTCCGATGTCGCCATCTTACGTCCCTAGAGAAAGTGAAAACAGGAATTGTTCTATTTCCGTATCGAGCCCTGGATACATTGACGCATCTACCAAGATCAACTCTGTCCCTACCAGGCCATCGACGCGCGGGTAGTAAGTGCTCTCAGCTAGTGTATCTGCGCCGGCCCAACACCAGCGCCACCAGGTTGCCGTTCCAAACGCACTAGCCTTCAGGGACCACGTACCGCTTTTAGCTAGTATTCCAGGAGAAACCACCGACAAAAGAAGCCCGGCCCCTACCGTGTCGTTTCCGGGGACAAAGACCTTGCCCCCAGTCGTAATCTGAGCTAATTCAGTGGTTCCAGGTGGCGAATCCGGGGTTGCTGGACGTGTTCCACCATAGACGCGGATCACGCCCCCGTTCATCATCAATCCTAGCCCGTAATTAGAGGCCAGGGCGTTTCGCAATCCGGTCGAGAAGCGGGCCATATTAGTTCGTCAACACCGAAGCAGAGAACGCATTCAGAGTCTTTGCCGTCAATCCTGCATCGGTAGATAGGGTAGGAGTGGTCAAATAAATGTCCACGTTGGCCGTATTGCCACAAGTGCCCTGAATCCTGGGATTGGTCGTCGATATTCCACCGATAGAGCCAGCCTTTTCCGTTGCTCCAATAAATCGCCAGTAGTTCGGCGTTCCAGCCGATGTCGCTCCGCACCAGGTTTCCTCTACCGTCTTAACCGCAGCACCATCCACTGCCTCCGACGCGAAGGTAAGACCGGTCCCGTCCCCGCTTACCGTAACTGTCCAACGCAAAGAACCGGCGACCGCTGCATCCGCCGTGGCCGGCTCGGTGCCTTCGTAGAACATGAGTTGTCCGCCGTCCAGCGCGCCTTTCACACTACCCGTCACCGCCAGATAAGTCCGCAACCCCGTAGAAGCCTTAATCGTCATCGTTAAATCCTCGGTTAATTACCACTTTTGTTTTGGGCAAGATACCCAAATTCGTGCTGCAATCAAACAACCACAAACACTACACCGCTCTCTTTTCTTTACGATCTTTTGATGCTCGCAAGTTGCACAAATCGCCCGGCGACTGGCGTGAAGTTTTGCTAGTGGTGATTTCATATTTTCTTTTTATTTACTCACACCAACTCATCAATGGGTTTAAATAAAAAGGCGTTTCTTTTACCATGTCAATTCCCAATCCCGCAGGAATATTAGGGTCACTATCGTATCTACTAAAAGGAGTATACCCGCCTGCATAAAGTCTAACGTCATAAAACTCACCAGCAAACTCACAAAAAGGATCGCCAGTTCCGGTTATTGGGATTTTTAATCCAATAGCAGACAAATAGTCGTATGGTACGGTTTTTGTAAACGTGGCCCATGACTGAATCATTGAGTTATCTATTGTTGAATACCCTACCGATACAGGAGTTATGCTTGTAAATGGAAGTGTTACTCCGTAAGCAAGGCTAATATTAAAATAATCTTCTATTCCTTCTGGGCTTGTCTCCCAAAAATACCACCAAACAACAATAGATACTGTTCCATAATGATCCAGAATTTCGTTAATATGGTATATTAAAGAAGAATCAGTTATTGTTAATGAATTAACATCAGCCGACCAAGCGCCGCTTAGAAAAATACTGGCCTGGCGGGTATCACCAACGCACTCTTCTACGCAGTTCACCTTAGTCGTCCAAACGCAACTCATGATTGATCTTCCTTAACAGGCGGATTGGGAGGGACAGGAACCGTGTGTTCCGTTCCTACCGCGCGTCCCCAACTCGGCGTACATTCAGAACACGCACCCGGTATTTTTACGATCAGCGGCTTGGGCTGAAACGGTTGGGGTATTTTGATGATGGGCTTGCTCATTGAATCGCTCCGAACGGCAGAATATCGTCAAGCTCACCCATTCCTACCATCCCCGCCAGATCGAAGTTCGCCCAGATCGTTTTTTCTTGGGTGAAAGGAATCAACCAGGCCGAAGGTGTTTTATCCAAATCCACGTTCATCTGCATGACAAATTTGTCCTTGTAGCGAGTAGCCCAACACTCGATTCCGTCCTGATCATAAACCACCACTTTTAAACTGGCCGCATAGGTAAAATTGGTTTTATTGCCTACAATAATACAGGAGTTTCCGGTTCCAAGCGCCCCATCCAGAGTAGCGTAGTGGGTTCCGGTCATCGGCTTTTGCGTATAGGCGCGATACGTTCCCGTATAACCCAGGCATTTCCAAAGTGTTTCGCCCGCCCCCGGAACCAAAAACAGGGGATGATCTTTGTTCGCTGTATCCCTGGCAAAGGCTATGCCTGTAGAAATCAGCCCAGACGCGACCGTCTCCTTGGTAGGCGCTCCAGTCCATTCGCTATACAGCGTAGGGCAAACCAGGTCGGTTTCATTCAGTTTTTGTTCGGCATAGGTAGCAATCACGACAGGTGCTTCTGCATCAAACAAATCGGCATACAACGTCGCTTGTCCATAAATCTTGGTCCCTTCCCCTCGTACCGCAATCTTCAGATAAACCAGGTCTTCGTAATGCGGGTCCAGATACAGCCATACGAGAAAGTACGCGCCTTCCGCAACCGTCAAAGCCGTCCGCGCTTCGTTATGCGCTACATTCGCGGTTTTGTGCACCACTTCCTTGCCAGAAGGGAGGATCAGCGTTTCCAGAATTTGATATTCATTCGTAACCACCGGGTCGGTATATCCCGTTCGCGTCTGATCCACAAGAAAAGAATACCGCACCGTGAGCGCATTTAGGGCTAACTCACCGGTTTCTGGGTCAGGCGTATAAAAAGGATAAATCGGGATTTCCTGCTCAACACACTCCTGTTTGTATCGCGTTAAATAGGTGGTCGCGCCTTGCGTAGCGGTTTCTACGGTGTAGTTAATCTCCGGCCCTAAATAAGTAGCAATTACGCTAAAGGCCCCATTCGTGTAGCGCCAATACGAAACTGAGCTGGCAAACACCTGAAACTGATTGTCGGCCATAGGGAAATAAAAGGTGGCCGTATTATCTATTGTGGCGTTGATTAGCGTTAAAACCGCCGTATTGCCTTCATGGTCAAACGACGCTGTATTTTGATATAAAGTCATCGCCGGGGCGGCTTGTGTACATTCTAACGTCCAGCCCGCTTCGGTATTATTGTGTAACGGCCTTCGATAAACATAAAAGTTAATATCTGATTCTTTCGTTGCGTAGAAAATAACTCGGAGATGCGGCACGTTATTATAAAGACACAGCGCCGCCCCCAGAATAACGCCGCCATAGTCGTCCATCAGCAAGTCATACAAGGGCCAAACAACTAATACCCGCCCTCGATAACACACATGAAGTCGTAAAATTTCATCCACATTCTTATAGACCCATCCAATCGGACTGGGGTTTGAGAAAAACGACACTGTTCCATAACGCGTCGTTTGTTGCAGATTTCCCGCCATCACCCAGTATTTTCGCTGGTGGAAAATTTGGCTCCAGAACGCCCCAGAAAGACGCTCCGTTAACTCCCCAGATTGCGCGTCTGTAATAACTCCGTTAATTTTCCCCAGGATTTCATGGCTGGTGCAATACGGAGGGCTGTCAAATCGCGCATGAATCATGTTGGCGTAATGTCCTGGCGAGTTTCGCCACGCCGTTGCAGCCTGCTCGCCGGCACTGATCGTTAAACCGGCTGCAATACCGATTTGTAAATTTTCCCCGGCTCCATAGGTGTTCGCGCCAGCATTATAAATCCGCTCTTCCAGCGTCTTATATCCCTGCCGAAACAGGTCTTCGTTATCGTGATACATCACTTGGGCTCGCTGGCATTCTGCCAAGACCATCCGTGGCGCGGTTGCATGACCCCGAATCTCCCGGATGAATGGCTTGCGTCCTACTTCCGTTCGATACCGATTAGTCATGGAAAACAGCATCTCGAACCCCTCATTATCGTACAGGAGTTCTTCCGGCCAGTGGCAAAACCACTCTTCGGTTTCGATCTCGTAAATCAAGGGAGCGCTGAACAGCGTGGATAATCCAGTGGTTTCGTCGGGGGTGAACTGCCGGAACTCCGCGTTGAGTGGTTTTTTGTATATGGGTTGATAATCGCCATTGACATTCCAGACATTCAACCCCGGTTCATCCAGCCAGCGCCCTTTGATGGTTGCGTCGGTCAGCGCGGTTTGCCAATAGGCTGTATCCCCTGCGGGATCAGTGGGGTAGTAGAACGGCGGCCAGTACATCACGACAGGCAGGCCCCTCGCTTTTTTCCCATCTACCGTTTTGGTTTCAATCGTAGCGCGCAATCGCCGATTGGTTCTAGCAAGGGCTTTAGCCGGCACCCCGGCCAGCGCCGCCCACTGATCCAGGTACTTATTATTCGCATAGCGATTGATCAATACCTGATTGAGCGCCTCATCTGCTTCTTCAGCGATCTTCGTGCCATACGGCGGATTGATGAGGGACCCTCCGGTAAACGACCGGACTCCATCCGTCTCTACCAACACCCCCGCCGCACGCTTGGGGAACCCATACCCATAAGGCGCACTCGTGGAACGAGGGGTCAGCATCAACCCTTCCGGCAACCAGACAACCCCCAGAAAATCACCAAAACCCGCTGCCGCCTCAATCCACACCTTACTGATCCCGGCCAACTTCCCCGCAATCGGGAAGATGTTTTCGACCCGGATCGTAACGCCCGATCCCAGGTGGTAGACCTTGTTGGCGATCTTTAAACCATAGCACGCCCGCGCCAGTTTCTTAGCGATCCCGACCCAGGGCGTCGCCGCCGCTGGATCGCCCAGGAACAGAACGCGAGGATGAATCATCAGGTGATGCTGAACGCGGTAATGGACTGCGCCGCGCCCACGACGATGCTGGTGTTGGACAGGTTCAGTTCCGCCCCGCTGGTGGCAATCCGCCCATCCAAACGGGGCAGTATCGTCGAAATCCCGCCGGCGTCGGTCGCCGCCCCGTAGAACCGGAACCAGCCGGCTGTTCCGTCCGCAATCCCTACCCCAGACCAGATTTGACTGGTGTGCTTGGCAATCGCACCGCTCGCAGCCAGACCCAGATACAGGCCGTTAGTAATGCCGTAACCGACCTTAACGTTACTGGAAAACGCGGCTGGCTTGCGCGGATAGATTTCGCTGACGGTCTTAAACGTATTCGCCGTGTACACCGTCGCGTTGTTGCCGCCTTCGATGTACTCGACAATCGCTTCGTCGTTGTTTCCGGTTCCGGTGATGCGGAACACGGCGGTACTCAAATCTTCCGTCGTGGCACTGCTAATCGAAACGTGGTATCCAACCCCGAGCGTGCCCGCGCCAGCACCGTTCAGCGTCATATTGACACCGCTGGTTACGGACTGCGAAGCGCACACGTTGTCGTCATCCGTGGCCTGGTATGCGCCGGCAGTGAACGCGCCGCCGTTGTTCGTGATTTTTACGAGCAGGGTTCCAGTCGTCGCCGCATCAGCAGAAGCCGGCTGGGTGCCGCTATAGATTCCAATGTACCCGCCCTGTAGGCTGTAAGTTCCAGAGACAGGGCCGCGCACAGCGTTGAAGGACTGGTTATCCAGCCCCGTAGATACATTAAACATAGTAACTCTCCAGTTTGCCTCACGGCGATCAATAAAAAATTATCCTCTAGCCGAGGGGAATATTTAACTTCTTCCCGGCGGGAAATAGAGAATCAACCGCCGGCCCGATAACTTCAAACAAGAGCTTACCCGTTGTTGGTGCTTCTAGGGTCTTCAGGACAGGCCCAGCGTAAAATTGAATACGCGCCGCCGACTCTTTATATTCGTCTTTGTGTAGCTCGTTCATGGAGTAATCCCGTTCGTGTTTTCCGTCGAAATCGTCATTGGGTCGTAGGCCCGCGCCACTTGTTTGGGTTTCACCGCGCCTGACTGACTGACGATAGCGTAGGTGCTGCCTTGGTACGGGAGCATCGCCGCCGCCGTAGATTCCCGCCCGGTAACGACCAGTTGTTTATCAGTTAAATTTTCAAACGGTAACGCCCGGCAAAGACCCCGGTCGCTGAAAAAATAACAAACATCTCTATCGTCGTAAATCCGTCCGCCTTTTGGTGCGCCATAATCCGTAACGCGCTGTAATGGAGCGTCAATAGAGTCCACGAAAATAGCCCGGTCGGTGGCGATAACTAGCCCGCGCGAGACCTCCGCCAGCAGGGTAATCCGCCCGGCGAACATCTGAAAATCGCTCAACAGTCGGAACTCGTGTGGGTACTCAGGGCGACTGAAATAGACGATGCTGCGGTCTTTCTCTGGCTCCCAAACACCGATAGCGATCTGCGTCCGGCGTGTGCCCACCACGTCGCCGTAGGGCGGTGGGTAGCTAATGGGGTCGCCAATAATATCCATCGCCGCTGTGGAGTTAGCGGTTAAATCCGCACCTGTATAGGTCGGCAGAGGGGGGCAGAGAGAACCCCACGTTATTTTACGGTCTGGATAAATTGCCCATTTAGCGGTCGCAGACATCAGGAACAGGGCATAACCCAACTCACACCAAACGAATGGCCCGCCTGTGATTCCGGTATGTAGAGTGGTGGATTCACCAGATTCGTTGAGTTCTACTAGATTATTGCTGGTGTCAATCGCTAACAACCGACCGTCGCGGGTGCCATGCACGTCCAGGTATCCAGACGCCTTAAAGCTCTCTATGCCGGGGCGGCGCACTAAATACCCAGCATCGTCACATAATACGTTGTCAGCCTGCAACTGCCACTCTAATCCAAGTCGTGTTGGCTGAACGCGGTTGTTTAGCCCCTTAAACCCATCTACTAAAGACGATGGGCTATCCGGCTGGTTGGTTTGTGGAGTCACGGCGCATCCTTGAAGTGAGTCATGGATGACGAGCGACCCCGCCGGTCGTAGAAGGGATTGCGTAGGGCCTGGTTCCGTGCCAGCCATAAGGCGATGCACGGAACTCCCGAAGCAGCCCGGCCCGCCGTTCTTAAAAATCTGTCGCCGCCGTCTTTTTCGTCAAGCTGCTGCATAATCAAACCCGTCGTTGCGCTGGATGAGTTGAAAGTTTTTCCAACTGGCCGTGATCGAACCGACCGTAGTCTTGATGTCCAGCATCCCGGTGACGCGGATACCAGCGAGCCTGGCGATGTAAGTCCCCGCATACTTCCCGGCTGGCTGCACCAGTTTCACGATGTCGCCCGTTGAAAAGCCGTGAACGCGCTTGATACGCCCGGCTTTGCCGCGCGGGAATCCAAACCGGTCAGTCCGCACCACTTGATGCTTGCCACGGCCCTTCGCGGTCATCGTAAGCGGTTTCAAACCATCACGAATCGTTACCCGTTCGCCCGATTCGCCGACACAAGCGGCGTCGATCCAATGGTCTTTGACGTAGCCTTGGCGGGTTCGGTTGAACTTGGTACGCCCACCGCTTCCGGTGGTGACGGGGAGCCAAGTCCGCAGCCGGTTGACGAGCGCCCATCGTGCCGCATTGACCGCCGCTGCATCCTTCAACGGGGCTTTCGCTTGCGCCTGAATTTTCTTGAGGTGGTCTGGTTTGTCTTTCAAGAATTCGGCAATCGGGCGACTTCCCTTATCCTGGTTGCACGGTTGACATGCCATGGCAAGATTAGAAACCCTGTTGCTACCCCCTAATGCTTTCGGATGGATATGTTCAACTTGCAGCGGCACATCCTTCTTTCCGCAATAAGCGCAAGTACGATTCCATTTTTCTAACAGGTATTCCCGAACTTCGTAGCCCGCGAGTTCGCCGCGCTTATACTCGGTTCCGCTGATTTCCGGGTTTACCATCGCTTGTGTGTCGAATTTAACCAGTTCAACACTGGCTGATGCAATCGGACAACGAGCGGCTAATTTGTTAATCACGGATTCGGTATTGACTACCCTCGATTCGACTGACGGTGGCAACCATCCAGCCTTACGCGCCCGATTCAGGAAACGCGCTTGCCGATAACGGGTCTTGCGCCAGCGACGCCCACGGCGCAACGAGCGGCGCGATTCAAGATTGTTCTTCATCGCCTGTCCGCGATGGTTTAGGTTCGCGCCCCAGAGAACAACAGCGCCTTGTT